AAGCATTTTCTAATTCTCCAACAATCTTTTCAAGTTCTTCTTCATGCTCTTCTGTATGTGATTCGTTTATATCTTCTTTTTTAGAATTACCCCAGTTTTTAGCACCAACTTTACGACATTTTACGAGGGCGCCCGATGCATATGCACTTGGCCACACTTTATATCGTGATTTTACTTTATGATAGCATGCATCTTTTTTACTTTCTGCTTCGCTAATTAAAGCTTCAATTTCTTCTCGAACTACTTTCTCTAAATTCATGTTAAAATCCTCATTTTTTTTCTTTTTAGCTTTTTTGCCCCATGACTTACCTCTTCCTCTTTCTTTACAAGCACCCGGCGTTGGTCGACATGCAGGATATTTCTTCCGCTTTTCACCAGAGCCACGTCCGCAAGCTTTATAACCACCTTTTCCATCAGGCGCGTTACAATCAACCCAGCCTTTTTTGGAACCTTTGGCACCTTTACGCCCAAACCAGTCTTTTAAAGAAGATTCTTTACCAGATTCAGTGCCTGCTTTTTTACGTTTTTTCTTTTTTTCGTCAAGTGGCCCATATAAGTCATCCATTTTAAGAGATCTCCAAAGCTTTCTCCAATAAATAGATCGGAATTGTAGTATTGTCTATCTCTTTTATCTTATCTATGGCGAGCCACTTATAGTCATCGTGTTCAATTTCATTTGTTTTGGGGTTTGGTTTATCCACATTCACTTCACCGGTCCACTTTTTAGTCAGAAAATAATGTTTGTTTTTTGATTTATTACCCAAATATTTTAAATCAGAAATTTTACAAGATAAATTAGCTTCTTCTTTAAGCTCACGTATAGCGCCGGCTTCAATAGAACCATCTTCATCATCAATGTGCCCACCGGGCATTGTCCACTGTCCAGCACGATCATCAATGTCAGACCGTCTAATAATTAAAAATTGCTGCTTGTCATTTAAACAAACAACAATCCCCACTGTTTTTAACTCACCTTCGATGAGAAAATGTTCCCATTTGGTATTCATTTACATGCTTTGTAGTTTTTAACTGTGCCCCGACAGAATACATCGAGAGCTGTATCCATATTAATATTTTTTATTGGTGCGACCCATATCATGTTTTCTTGAATTTGTACACCAAAAGTATATTGAACATCCACACCATATAGTATACCAACTAATTCAGCATCTGTGTTGTAAATTCCAGATCCAGAACAACCAAACCATCCATAAGTATTAACAATTAATTGTGTTCCGGCTTCGGGATCTTGTTCATACCCTACAATTCTACCCTGAAATGACATTAATTTATGCCACGATGGATGACCGGAATAAACAATATCAGTACCAACATCATAATTTTTAGCCGGCTTCCAACTCATTGGTTTTAAATAATGAAAATCATTTTTTAAAACAAGCACTGCAATATCGTGTTCTTTACTTTGATAAATTAAGACACCAGTACGTTGCTCTTTTTCTGTTGCGATTAAATATTCCATGCCTAACGGCCCATCTG